CTAGTAGCATAAGTATTACTCCAGACATTAATATAATTCAATTTGGTAATGGATATCAACAAAGATTAAATCAAACTATTAATCCCAATCTAGCAAATTTTGAAGCGCAATTTGATAACAGATTAGAATCTGAAGCGGTCACTCTATTGCATTTCTTAAATGCAAGGTCCGCAAAAGAAGCTTTTATATATAATGTTCCTACGATATATAGTAAAACTAATTTTTCAACAAGATTTATTGCACCAAACTGGTCTGTAACTTATAATTCTTATAATAATTATTCAATAAAAATTAAACTTCAAGAGGTCTCTGCCTAATGGCAACGCAAGCTCAAGTATTCAATCAAATAGTAAGTGGCTATAAGTCTTTAAACGCTGAACTATCAAAAATAGAACCAAGTACACCAATTATTTTTTATGAAATAGATTTAACTGAAGTTTATCCCAAAGCGAACTATGCTACAGCTAATCAACCTATAACGAATGGAATATTTAGAGCATACAATGATTATAATTTATTTAATATTTCGACAAATGAATATGGAATTATAAATTGGCAAGGAAATTATTATTATCCATTTCCTATGTACGCAGAAGGTTTTGATTTGTCGTCTTCTTCGACCCTTCCAACTCCAACTTTATCTTTTTCTAATTTTTCTCCTGATTTATCAAATAATTCTTTTTATAAATATATTAGAATGCAAATTGAATCTTTGGGAGATATTGTTGGTTGTAAATTTACAAGAATTAGAAGTTTCTTAAAATATTTAAATTCAACTAATTTCTCTAATGGGGTAAATCCATATACAGACGATCCATCTATCTCAGAAATAGAATTGCCAAGAGATATATATTATATTGACAGAAAAAATATAGAAACTCGATCTAAATTAGAATTCACTTTAGCTTCCATACTAGACGTTGAAAATATAAATCTCCCAGGAAGAATGGTTTTAGGTACAAGATGTCCATTTCAATACAGGGGAGAAGGTTGTTTATATGAATACGATAAAAGAAAAACTAATATTCATAGTGGGGTATATGGTCAAGTAGTCAATCCAGAAGTTAATATTACTCTTCCATTAGAGGCGCCACCAGTTGCAACAGATAATGATGAATTATATTTAGGAACAATATTTACTGGTAATGCAGATCGATTAAGATTTAGTGGTATTAATTATATATCAGTTGGTGCGGGTAATTATGGAAATCTTAATCAATGGACTTTTACAAATTATACGCTCGGAGGAGCAGCTACAAATTTAGCGGCAGCGACAATTTTAAATGATGGAAGCGCAACAGTTGCAGGAGCAACATCTCAAGCGTCTATTGGCGCAGTTCAATTAGTATTAAATACTGGGGTAGAAATTACAAGAATTAAAATAGCGTCACTTACTCCGTTTACAAATAGTTATCAAGTTCAATTTTCTCTAGGTGCTGGGGTTTGGAACACTGTTCGAAATGTAAGCGGAGAAGATTTAATTTGGGCATTGAATGGAAATGCGGCTGGAACTTATTTATTAGATTTCCCTTCCAGAGGAAATCAGACAGGGTGGAGGCTTATAACAACTAATTCTTCTGCTGGAACACAAATTTCAGAATTAAATTTCAGCGGACAATATAGAGTTGGGGACCAAGGCTTATGGAATACAGGGCTAGCTTATCAACGAGGTGATTATACTTTTTTACAAAAAGATGGAATAAAATACTATTTTGTATCAATAACTGGACATACTTCAGACGTTTTTAATACTCCTCCCAATAGACGTTACTGGGGATCAGACAATTGTAGTAAGACTATATATGGCTGCAATCTAAGATGGTTAAAAAATCCTTATTTTAGACCAGTTCTATGGCCTACAACAAGGGAAGGATGGGACAGAGACGGCTTTATAAGAAGATATCAAATTACTGGAACAGGCAATCCGCCTGGCCCCAATGGTGGAGTAGATGCTCCATCAAATATAAGAAGATTGATAACTCCTCCATGGTATAAAACTGGAAATCAAGATGGATGGCCAAGAAGACCAGACGTTTGGGATCCAAATAGTGAATATGCACATGGGATACCTGAAGATATTTCTGGTGAATATTTAAATGGATTTTTACCTTTTGGCGGTTTTCCTGGAGTGCAAAAACTATCATGAAATTTAATAAAATTACTAATCTTATTAAAAAACATGCTATGGAAGAATTTCCTAATGAATGTTGTGGATTCATAGTAGAAAAAGATAATAACTTTCATTGTATTAAAAGTAAAAATATTGCAAAAGTTCCAACTAGAGATTTTAAAATAAAAATTTCTGATTATTTAGACATAAAAAATAATTACAACATACTCTATATTTACCACAGTCATTGTGATGAAAAATATACAAATTTTTCTGGTAAAGATATTTTATCTTCCGATGGTATAGGAATTAATTATTTATTACATATAATTAACACAGATATATTCAAAACATATGAATCTAATAGTTTTTCTAAAAGATATGTCGGGAGGATCTACGAATATAAAAAATATGATTGTATGACTTTAATTTTAGATTATTTGAAAAATGAATTTAACATTTTAATAGATGCAGAGCCAATATATAATTTTTTTGAAAGTAATGGGCATATGAATGCAGATCTAAGAGAAATAGTTGAAAAAAAATTTATTGAATCAAATAGAATTAAAATAATTAAAAACTTAAATGATATAAATAAAAATGATATTTTTTTAATGAAAAATCATCTCGACAAAGCTTGTCATTTTTCAATTTATATGGGAGATAATAAAATTTTACATCATACTCCAGATCGCTTCTCTAGGATTGAAGATTACTGTAATTCTTGGAGAAGGAAAACGATCCTAGGTTTAAGGATAAATAATTAATATGGTTAAAGTTACTTTACATGGTAAATTAGGAGAAGATATCGGCCCCGAATGGGATCTAGACATACATAGCGTTCAAGAAGCGTTTCGCGCTATAGAAGCAAACACTAGAAAATTAAAAAAATGGATGTTTAATGAAGGATCTCAATATTCTATATGTATATTTATAAACAAGAAGCCAATCATTTTTAAAGATAATATAAAAACTTCTGAAATCTTTTGTATTTTTGGCAATCAATTAAAAACTATAGATATTATACCTGAAATTGAGGGATCAATTACACTTCCAAGTTGGGCGCAACCCTATGTTGGTGCAGGGCTAAGCATTCTTGGCGGAGCAGCTGCAATAGCAGGGGGAGTTTATTTGGATAATGCTTTTTCTCCATTTTTAGTAAATGCAGGAATTGCTTTAATAGCTGCAGGAGTTACAAGTTTATTAGCTAAACCGCCACCAAATGTTCCATACCAAGCTCAACAAGCAACAACTGCTACGCAAGGAGCAATCGGACAAAATGGAGGCCCACAATCTTACTTATTTAATGGTCCAATTAATATTGCAGGAGAGGGTGGCCCAGTTCCAATTGGGTATGGACAATTGATGGTTGGAAGTAATGCTATCAATGTTTTTTATGAGAATATTTATGTTACAAATAAAAGGAGCGTTTATACTGATTCCACTGATCCTAGATTTTTACAAGATACAAATCAAGGATATCAATTTGCATTTAATGAGCAAATGATGCTTATTAATCAAAAAGCAGGATATAACGTTTAATATATGGCTGGAAATCCAAATCTTAATAGCGAAGGATACGAAGGAATTGATTATATCAGTAATATGGGTATAATGTGGGGTAACTCTGATATACCTGATACTTTTGCTGCAAGACATTTTGGTGGCGGACATAATTTAAATTTTAGTGGGACTGATTGGTGGGGAGCGAATAATTTTAATACAACTCTTAGCTATGGATGGAGTGGTATAGTAGCTCCAAGATCAATTATAATAGATCTTACTGGTTCTATATGGAATGGACAGGGAACATTGAATGCTTGGCCAAATAACAGTTTTTTAACTACAGGAGCCACGAGAATACATTATGACACCAGAAGAGGAGCTGGCAATCCTGCAGATGAAGTAGGAAGATTTTGGCCAGATGGGAACAATTTAAATTATCAAAGATTATATCATACTGGTGCACCTAAATTAAGAACATTATTTACAATACCAGATAGAGTTCCATATAGAGAATTTCAAAGTGTAAAACCATCTAATTTAGAGGATGTATCAATTTCAACCTCTCAAAATGTGCATATCTTAGATTTAATTTCTGAAGGACCGATAGAGGGGCTTGTCACAGGAATATATAGTTATAATGTTAGTGGAAAATCGGCAGGAGATGTTGGTTATACTTCGTATACTTTTAATCCTTTTAGTACTAAAAATGCTGGAAAAGTTTCATCAATATTAGATCCAACAATGATTATTCCCCCAGAAGCAAGATCCATATATTGGAATGATACTCCAGTAGCGACTACTGATGGACTTTTAAATTTTAGATATACAAATTATAAATTTGATTATGGGTCCACCAACAATCATACAATTTCTAGACCAAGTATAAGTTTATTTGAAGACAGATTCCATTACGATGGATATCAGGTAGATCAAAATAGAGTTCCTGTGCTTTCAGCACTTACAACTAATATTAATGAAAGACTATATGGACCATTTTTCTTTAGCGGAGTAGTTTCTGGATTAATACCTCAGAAAAAATATTACGTATATAATACAGATTTAGATGCAATAAAAATTACATATAATATTAATAATTTATTTTCTACTATAGTGTCTGGAGAATTTGCTGGAACTGTAAATAAAGATCAAATTAAAATGGGCGTAAAATTATATAGAGTCTTTTCGGACAGAAGAGAGGCTTTAGCAACAACAAAATATATTCAAACTAATCCAGAAAAATGGGCAAGCGATAGTTTCCTTATAAAAGGTAAATTAACTAGCCCAGCTTTAATGCATTATACTTTTTGGATTAGGTCTTATGCAGATAATGGATTTCTAGTTGAAGTTCTTCCAGATCAAATTGGTTGGGCAGTCGAATTGCAAAAAATAACAGAAGAATTTTCTCAAAGTACTAGATCCAATACAACTTTTGTAAATAGTATTACAGAAGTACACGCTAATAGATTTACGTATCCTAACGCGGCTATGATGTATAATGTTTTTAATTCAAAATACTTTGGAGAAATACCAACTAGAAAATATAAAGTGAGGCTTTTAAAAGTTAAAGTTCCAATTAACTATGATCCAATTGGTAAAAATTATAGTGGCGCATGGAATGGACAATTTAAGTTAGCTTGGACAGATAATCCAGCTTGGTGTTTTTATGATATTATTACAAGTAATAGATTTGGTTTAGGAAAATATATAGATTCTACCTTAGTAGATAAATGGTCGTTATACGAAATATCTCAATATTGCGATCAATTAGTTCCAGACGGTTATGGAGGATTAGAGCCAAGATTTACATGTAATTTATTAATGTCGGCTAGAGAAGAAGCTTATAAAGTATTAAATGATATGGCTTCAATTTTCAATGGATTAGTCTACTATAACGCTGGGCAAATATTCGTAAGTCAAGATAGACCAAAAGATGCGATCTATACCTTTAATTCTAGTAATACGGTTAATGGGGAGTTTAGATATTCAAATAGTTCAAAAAGAGTTAGAAGATCAGTTGCGTTAGTTAGATTTAATGATGAAAATAATAATTATTTACCAGCTGTAGAATATGTAGAAGATAGAAATAGCGTATTGAAATATGGGATTAGAGAAGTAGAAATAACTTCTTTTGGTGGAACAAAAAGAAGCCAAGCTAAAAGACTGGGCAAATGGTTTTTAACTAGTGAGAATTTAGAAACAGAAACTGTAAATTTTGATGTTGGTTTAGATGGAAACTTTTTAAGACCAGGAGATTTGATCAATATTTATGATCAAAATAGAAAAAATAGAGTTTTTGCTGGAAGGACTTTATCATTTAATACGGGAGAAGCAATTTTAGATGTTGCTTATAATGCTCAAACTTTATTTGCCTTTACTGGTGTAGTAAATCCAATTTCAATTAATTTTTTAACTCCAACATATAATTTAAATTATGGAACATACCTAGGTGATCTTTATATAACTGGATTTCCTAACTCGGTAACTTCTAGTGGCATTTCTGGAATTAACTCGGACTCGCTAAGAAGATCTCAAATTCAAAAATTAACAATATCAAATCCTAAAGATTATGTTTCGCAAGGAACAGGAAATTATACTGGATTTTTAAAAATTAATTTTCCTTCTGGATTAAATGGTGTTAATTATATATTACCTCAAAATACCGTTTGGACAATAGATTTTGATCCAGCTTTATATAGCGGCTCTAATCTTGGATTAAATAATAGATATAATATAAATAATACGCAAAATCTACTTTATCCTGGTTGGTATTTAGAAGGCTACTTGAATAATTTAAAAGTTTACCGAGTAGTTGACATAAAACATAGAGAACAATCTATTTATTCGATAACAGCATTGGAATATATTCCACAAAAATATACAGATATTATAACTGGAGAATCATTGATATCTGCTCCTACAAAAATACCAGCCCCATTAGCGCCATCATTATCACTTTCAATTCTATATAGAGATCCTACCAACTTTTTTGGTGCAGCTGGTAATCCTCCAGCTTATACAATAAATAAAACTGGAATTAATTCAATCGGTTATGGAATAACCCCACCTTCTAATTCTGGAGTAGTTTCATATTATAATGTATATAGAAAAACCGATGGCAATTTTACAACCCCTATTCAAGTTCAAGATTTATTTGATGTACAAAATTATAATTTAAAAAATCAAAGTCTTGTTTTACCAACAAATACAACTAGTGGAAATGTACCTCCATTCTTTACTCCTACTGGAATTGGCACATGGTATATAGGATTAGAAGCAGTAAATGCTTATGGGGAAAAATCTCCATTTGTTAGTGGAAATATAACCCTTAGCAATCAAGCTCCATTAGCCACGGTACTAGCTTCTGGATTTAATATCGTTGGGGGAATTAATAATTTATAATTATGGATAATATATTTGCAAAAGATGTAGAAATTAGATGGAATATATATCCAAGTATTCCAGAATATATAAAAGATTTTGATTTTTTTGATTTATTGTCTTTCAATGTTTCTATATATAATAAAGACAACGAATTATTAAATATAAAAAATCAAATTCTATCATCAACTAGAGAATTTATTATAGACGCAGATAGTCTTAATGAATATTTTGATGGTAATAGACCAGTACTTTACGAATATTCAGCTGGAAAT